AAGAGGATGTACCACTACTGGCTCGACTGCCATCTCTGCGATGTAACCTGGATGTGGTCTGTAAAGCTCGGCCCCTAAAATTTTGGGGAAATCATTATCAATAAACACTTGGTTTTATACCTCCAATGTCTGAAGTTTTAATTAACGGGCGAAAGAGTCAGACATGAGCATGCCCTATCTAACTTTTTATTTTAACAGTGAGTAATTTATTACTTATTAGTAAACTACTAACACAGAAGTTTGTGCTAGTAGTTAATAAAAATTACTCCATTACAAATAACTTATTTTGTACTGTTTGAGGTGCTGCCTGATTCAGTACTTTCCAAGCATTTGCAGGGTCTCTTGCCATTTGCTCATTGAAGCTACCCCAGAAATTTTCTGGTTGCTGTGGTGCAGCGGCAGCTGGAGGTGCTGGCATTGTATTAGCTGGACTTCCAACTTGCTGACCTTGAACAGGCTCAGTTGGATATCCTTTAGTTGCTAACTGTTGCTCATTTTCATATACAGGATGAGGTCCTTCTGGGCCAAAGAACTTCAAAGTGTAATCACTAAGAGTATCAGGATTAGTAAGAATTTCGTTATAAGCTAAATTCTCTTGATGCTCTTGAACAGCGAAACTTGCATAACCTTTAATATTTTCTGTTGCTCTGTTTCCCCAATTAACAGCACTATCGAGCATTCCTTCGAGATTTACTGCGTACTGGTTTAGTATCGCTGGTGCCTCGATTCCGAATGCGTCCATCACCTGATAGCTTTCCTGGCTCATTCCTACCTGCTGTGCTATTCCTACCAGCTCCTCCGACGAGAGATTCGAAGAGGTTTGGGAAGAGTTGAGCGATGAGATCTGGCTGGCTGGCGAGATCTGCGGAGCCGATTGTGGTATAGCCTGGTTGCTGGGTTGTCCGTAGTTGGCCTGGGTATATTGTGTCGCTGTTGGCGATTGTTGACCCTGGAACGGGGATTGGACTGGTTGACTCAGGACTCCTACTACCTTGTTGAAGGCCGATTCCCATGGATTGCCCTGTGGGGCTTCCGCTGGTTGGGATTGGGGGGCGAACTGAGTAGGGGCTGATTGGAAGCTGGGAGTTCCCTGGGGAACTGCCTGGGGGTAACTCGTACCCACTTGATAAGGCACTGGTGCTGTCTGAACCGCCTGTGGAGCTGCTGCTGGAGCTGCCGCCACGTAGCTGTTCGGAGCGACGGCTGCTGGTGCTTGGCTCGTCGGTGGGGTCGATTGGACGGTAGCGTCCTGCATAACTCATCTCCTTTTGTAACGCCTCTAAAGTTCGATACAGATATGGTGTCAGATCGAGGCGGGGATCTGCAGCCATAGGTAAATCGGGTGATTGAGGGTGAGGAGTCTGCATCATTCCCCCCACTAATTTTGCGAATTGAGAGTACGCACTCTGTAATTCACCCACCATCCTGAATGGGAAACCCGAAAGCATTGCTGCTCTTTCTTCATCCGTCTTGGACGGAAAGAGATATTTCAGTGCTTCTATGCTATCTACCCCTAATTCTTGAAGGTTTCTTACAACAATTGAATTATTTAAAGTGTCTTGAGTTGAGTCCTCATAAACTGGTCCCATCCATCTCCATTGCATAGTTACATCACCATCAGGTATTAAACCTAAAACTCCTGGTGGTATCTGTTGAGTTTGTAAACAAGCCATCATTAATTGCTTAACTTGATCTTCAAACATATTCATTGCATCTCCATGTGCATTCCTATCTTCATCAGTAGCAATTTCAGGAAGATCTAACGGCTTTTCTAAACCAGCTGCGGCAGCTAATGTTTCACGGAACATTCTTTCTTCTTGAAAGATAATTAATTCAAAACAACGAGATAATCCATAGTCATAAATTGATCTTGCTTTCTTTTTAGAAGTTGCAGCAACACGTCCAAATAATGATTTATATTCTGTAGCTGTTACACCTGCAGATATAGATAATTCATCAACACCACCTAAAGCAGTACGGATCTCTTCTCTGTATTGACGAGAGAAAGCATTCTGATCTCCAGTAATTGCATCAGGAACAATATAACCAACACGATCATTTGGTTCTAAATTTGCAATAACTCTTGGAACTCTTATTTGTCCATCAACACCACGAGAAACAGGATCAGATTTATAGCGTGATTGACTTAAAGCTCCAACACCAACAAAACCTGAGTTAGCGGCAATAGAAGGACGCTGTACACTTGTTTCTCCTGATTCCATTAAATCAGTTTTAGGTCTTGATGAAAGTAATGTTGGATTACCAAAGAAAGTTACATTCTTTCTCATGGTTTGCATAATCTCATCATGAGTACAGATGTGATTTGCTAAAGCATCAAATTCACCTGACCCTTCATGTGAGAAACCTTTTGGATTATTGAATATCTCTACACAAGGAATAAAACCTAATGTATTTTTAAATTCCTTTTTCTTCCCAGGCATTGCTGGATAAGGTGCATCAAACTTTATCTCATGTTCAGAATGAGTTTCTTCTATTGTTTTTCTTTTAATGGATAAACGAATATAACGCTTTTTACTATGATGATCTTGCTGTTGACCAGTTAATTCTGAATCTGCAATAGCTTGATCACCACCATGTTGTTTTCTAACTTTATAGTTATAGATGATTACTACTTCATCTATTTCTCCATCAGGATTGTAGTAAGTTCTATACTCATGTTTTCTGAAATAATATAAACGATAATTATTATTAGTTGGACGAATATAAAATAAACCTTGTCCATCACATAAAAAATAATCCCAAATAGAATCTAAACGCGATTCAAGTTGATTATATTTAATTACTCGATCTATAAAATCTTTTCTTTGATTACCAAAGTTATCTTGAGCAGGAAAGAATTCAACTCCTTGTCTAATACCAAATAGCTTCATTTGAGCTAAATGTGACGCTACTATTCCTGTGTCAATTGAAGCTCCTCCATCTCTTTCAAGATAAGAGTCAATAATTTCTTTTAAACGGGCTTTAGCATCAGTAGCCATTATTTTTTACTACGTTTATCTTTATACATCTTAGCAGCTCTTGCAGCTTTGCCAGCTCTCTCAGCCTTCTCAGTGTTTTTAACAAATTGTTTTCCTTTTTTACTTCCTTCTTTTTTCTTTCTATCTGTATCTTCACGTTCTTTTTTACTCAAAGAAGCCCAAGCTTTCTCTGGTAAATATCTTTTTGTATATCCTTTTTGTATTGCTTTATCAGCCATTATTCTTTTTCATACTTTTCATATAGTCATCAAGAAAAGATTGAACAACATCAGCTTGTGCAGCATGCATCTTGGATGCTTTTCTTAATTGTCCTGGAACTTCTTTAAACTTTGCTGGAATTTCCATAATTACTTTTTAGAATCTTTGTGTTTTTTAGCAGCATTTTTTGCTTTGCTGCGTTTTTCATACTGGTCTTTTGTCATCCATTTTTCTTTACCCCATTTCTTAAGGTCTTTTTGTTTTTTACCTTTTCCTCCTTTGTATCCTCCACCAGCTTCTTTATATTTTAAAGCTACTAATTGTGCTTTACGTGCAGACCACTGACCAGGTTTTCCACCTTTAGATCCAGCCATTACACGTTTCTTTATGCTTTCACGTAATCCAGGCTTTGTATATTTTGAATCATCTTGTGCCATTTTTATTTTTATGTTTGTTTTTTTTAAGCCAATTTTTAAAAAATTTTAATTCTTGGTTATTAAATAATTTTGGTTTTTTAAGTGCTTGTTTAACAAGTTTTTTTGTTTTCATTAAGTAGCAACTCCACCTTGATTAAAAGTTGGTATAGATCCATTCAAACGACCATATTGCATTGCTTGTAATAGTCTTTGCTCATTACCATCACTAGCGTTTGAGCGTCCTCCTTTTAATAAATCTTCTACATTTATATTTTGAAATTCTTTTTTTCCACCTTCTCCACCTAATAAAAATTCAATTGGATTAGTTACAGCATTCGTAAAATTTTGTCTACCGCCTTCTCCACCTAACATTGGATTTAATGCAGCGTTTGCAACAAGTCCTTCGTTATTACCTACTCCAAAAGTAGTTCTACTTTGAGGCATTGCTGTTGGTAAATTACTTGATCCTTTTGCTTGAAATCGTCCAGGTAGTGGAGTTTGTTTTTCACCAGGTAAATGAGGTCTTCCACCAGGAGCTGTAGGAATTGGATTTTTCCCTGGTTCTCCTGGTAGAGCAGGACCACCAGCTACTTCCGTGTTATTAAAATATCCTGAATTACCCATTTGATTCATGGGATCTGCTGACATTACAGATCTTTGTAGTTGATTATAAGGATTAAAACCAACAGGAGCACCTGTAGTGTTTGCCATCATTCCTCCAAAATTTCCACCAGCACCATTAACACGTTCGCCATACTGTCTTAACATTTTTATTAACCAATATATAAATCTATTTTACTCTTCTTGTACTTTATATCCTTTGGGGTCATTTAATTTAGTCAAAACAATTCCAATACCTTTAATATCCCATTCCAAATGGTCTCCTCTTTGCCATTGTAATTCATCTGTTATTTCAGGAGGAAAACTAATACATAAGTCACCAAAAACATTATCATCTAATTCCAATATGTAAGTCATTTTTCTATTAGCTTTTCCATTAGCTTATCAAGCTTATTATGAATTGCTCTAAAGTGATCGTTCATATCTTGTAATTCCCGAACAAAATCTACTTTTAAAACATATTCCAAAGGCATTCTATTCACGTGTTCCTCCAGTGCATTAATACGTCTTCTTTGATTTTCTACTTGTTGAATAGAATCTTTTAAACGTTCTTTATGACGTTCTAAAACTTTACTAGCAATCCAACCACCTCCTGTTATAGAAGAGATAACAGCTGTTAATGCAAGTGTCAGAAAGTCTGGTCCCACGGTTTTATCTTTTTCTTTATTCTAAATCAGTAATCTAATTGTAAATGACCTTTTTTCATTAATCCTGTAACTAACCAAACTAAAGCATCAACACAATCGTCATGTCCACTCACACCAAAGTTAGTTAGTTCTTCAAACATATGTGTAAAATTTCTATAGCGGTTAAATATAATTTTTCTATCTTCAAACATACCCATAATTCCACGGAATCTAGCTAATTTATCTCCTCTAAAACCTTTAACAGGATGCCAAATTAAATTATACAAACTTTCATTTTGTAAGCAAATACGTTTAAAGTCTGCTTCTAAAGATGCTTGATATTGAACAGCTTCAGACCATACATCACATGTTGAGTGAGTTGGATAATAATTACCACTTTGATCAACTCCTATGATTGACCAATCATTTAATAACTCTTTTAACGCATCTAGTTTTTCTAAATTACCCATTACTCGTATTCTTCTGTAATCAATAATATGTATTCGATCTTCAATCCTTCCCCCTAGCACCATTACTGTATAGTCATTCTTTTCTCTTATTCCCGCTGACAGGTCTACTCCCACTCCTAACGTATCAAATTCGGTTGATATTTCTGCTTTAACGATCAGTTCAGGTGCAAGCGATAATTCGTTCTGTCGCACGACTTGATTCATGTACTGAAAGGAGAAGGCAATCGGAGATTGCCGTTTTTTTTCTTTTAAGTATTCCAGTGACCACATTTCAGGCCAATATGATTCTTCATCACCTGTTATAGGATTATTTTGTATAGCAGAGAGAACAATTTGTATCCAATTATTTTGTTCATTAAAGGTGGTGGAATGAATATCGTCATGCCTAAAGCGAGTACCAAGACAAATAGCCCTACCCCCTTCAAACATAGTCGGAGCGATAACTGCATTCCAATTTTCCTGCATTGTTTTACGAATATCAGGATTAGCAATGTCAGCAGCTGATTTTATAGCGTCATCAATCATGACAAGATGAGAACGCTTAGAAGTAACAGAACCTTTTAGTCCAGCTGCACAAAGAGTAAATTGTTCTTCACCAGTAGTATCTATACCTGCAAATTTATGATCAATAGACCAGTATTCATTACTAGTTACATTCTTAAGTAAACGAACTTTAGGAAAAACTTCTTGGTATCTTTTACTTTCAATAATACGTTTAATTGTTGCTGATTTAGATCTAGCAATATCAACGGTATAAGAGAGATAAAGAACTTGTAATGGAAGACCAGCTTGTGTATGAACACCAATAGCCCATGCAGTTAATAAACCAAGAACAGTTGATTTAGCAGAACCACGGGGGGCAAGAAGATCTATATTTGGTCCAGCAATTTTTATTAAACAACTACTATCTTCATTGGTAACAAACTTTCTGTTCCATTCTTGATGATGAAAAGCAGGAGGTTTATCAGCTACATAATCACAAAAGTATCCAAAGTCATCTCTAGCTCTAGCTAATGATTCTAAATTCTTAGGTTTTTTAATTTGTTGATTACGTGCTGCAGCCTTCGCATTACGTCTATAAGCGAGATGAGTATAAGAAGGCACAAGAAATAATCAAACTATTACTTTAATAATAACTAATGATTGCAACCGCAGTCTGAATTACTTTTCTTCTTCTTTTGGTTTATTTTTTTTTTGATCCTGATATTTACGTGCTTTATCTAGAGCAGCTTTACGTTTTTCTTTGTCATTCATTTCAGAACCATCTTGTTTTTTAGCTTCTTTTTTCTTCAGATATTCAAGAAGTTGTGGAGGAAGTTTACCTTTAGCCATTTTATTTTTTACCTGCGTTATGTATCTTTAAAAGTTCTTCATAAAGTTTTTTAAAGTCTCTATTATCTCCACCAGTTTGTACATTAATATTTCCTCTATCAGCAGAACCAGGACCTAAGTTGACTCCTCTACTTTGACCAAAAATATTAGTTTCTCCTTGAGGTGCAACTTGTGCTTGATTCTTATAATTATTCCATTGATTCACAGTATCTGTCTTAGGATTTGGTTGCCAATTTCTATTCTTATTATCCCAAACAGCATCATCTCCATATGGATTACGTGCCCCTAGTACACCTATACCACCTATTTCTTCTTTAGGTTTTCTCATTTCGTTTGCTCTTCTTTTCTCATCCATTTGTTGTCTGTAATAATCTTGTCTTTCTTCTTTTCTTGCTTGTCTTTCATCTCTTCTAGTAGCTCTTCTATTTCTAGCTGACTCTCTTTTTTCTCTTGCGAATGCATCCCGATCAAAACCTTTAAACTCAGCTCTAGCACCTAAACCTTTTCCAACAAGTTCACTAGCTTTATCACTTTCATTTCTACGATCCCAATATTTTGCTTTATCTTCTGTAGTTTTTTGTCTATCAACAATAGATTTCATTGCTCTTCCTGCACCCATGACTTATAACTCTGAATATTTATATAATCTATTTTAACTTTAGTTATTCTTCTAATTGCATCCTTGCCCATACACTCATCGTTGCTTCTTCTAATGGTATTTCAATAGGATCATCTTTAAAAATAAACATTAATTCTCTAATAGCTCGATCTGCTCCAGCCATTAATAAACCTTTTCTATCCTTACTATTAGTAAACTTTTCAACTAAATCTATATGTCCACGTACTTCTTTTTGCATAGAAGCTACACGTGCAACACCTGCATCACGTTTAACTAAACCTGTTTCAACATCAGCTCGTAATTTACGAATATCCTCTTGCATCGCATCAATTTCATACAAGAGTTTCTTACGATGATCTGGTTTAGGATAATTATTTTTTATCCAAAGATCACACGCAGTGATAGATCCCCGATAACCAAGGAATCGGGAATATAAATATATTTCAATGACTGAATAATTATCAGATGAAAAGGAACAGAAAGATTCTTGAGTTGATGAATCTAAGTCATCAACCCATGACTCAAATAGCTCAATATCTATAAGCTCGTTGGGCCTGATTGTAGTCTCTTTCTTCGTCTTTTGCTCTAAACTCTTGTTCTTGTTTAGCAGACGTTCTTTGTTCGGTTCCTTTTTTACCGATAGTTTTTCTATCTTGCTCACCAGCATCCTCCATTTTCTTTTTGGAAAAATCGTAGGCGACACCAGCGGCCTGTCTATATTTGTCTAAATCAAACCAGTCATCGACATCAGTCTGACCTTCGGGAACGCTGCGTGTCATAACGAATAAATCCTATAAGAAATTTAGAAGTTGTTCATCATGTTTGCTAGACCAGCCGCAAATGTATCACGACGACCTTCTACAGACTTCTGACGCTGTTGTCTACCTTTAGAACCTTCTAGACGATTAAGAAGCTCTTCGAACTTAGTAATATCGAAATAGTCGTCTTGTCCTGGGTTAGTACCTGAATTACTCATTTCAAAAT